AAAGTTTATTTTTCCCATATTTATTCTTTTGGCGGACTCTCAACGGGTGGTTTTTCCTTAGTATCTCCTTGATTTTTCTGACCAGATGGTTGTTGTACTTCCTTTCCTCCAAAAGGAACTGCTCCAACCTGTGGAACAATACTATTATCTAGTATTTCTTGTTCCTGTTCTCGCTTTGTAAACTCGTCATAGAAATCATACCCAAGATATTCACCGAATGATTGTCTGCTCAATCCTCCTGTTTCATAAAGCTTGCTTAAGGCTTCAACAAAAGACCTAAATTCATGCATATTCAATGTTTTAAAAGAAACATCGGGTGCGGTTTTAAAATTATTTTGTTTTGCTATTTCATTACAAATACTTCTGACAACTTTTATAAGCTGTCTTCTGAAGTATTCCATAGTTCTAATAGGAGACGCAGATGCCAGTTCTGGGCTAGAAGTGTTGCTTCTCTCTGTCTCTCCTGAAATTAGTAGTTGTGGGAACCCAAGACCATCAAGAATTTCCTTATTGATGTCTTTATATTTCTTATCATCAAGTAGGGCGGCTGTATCTGGGGAGACCCATTTCAATTCAACTGTGTGATTAGTAATGAATTGAAAGATTCTTTCCATATCCTGACTCTTGGAAGCGAATCTCCAGTTTAGTTGTGCTCTTAAGTTCTCGATATAATCTACATCCTCTTCTGAATCCGTTACAGGAAACTCGTCACTACCTAACTTAATGTGTAGAATAGAACGAATAACTTTCTGCATAATTGAGAAGTCCATTCTTCTTAGATTTCTCTTTTGTTGTAGCGCACTCAGTGATGATGTTGTATGAGGTATTGGGTAGGGGCTGTCTGTTAGATACCTGCTTCTAATAATATTTTTATTAGTTAAAAGTATCTCAGTTTCCCCCGCCATAACCGCCTTAACAAAATCTGGGAATCTTAATTTAAGTTGTTTAAAGAGTTCTTTGTCCTCTTTACCATCAGGATACCTACCACCAGTTTTAATGAAAGTAATTGTTTGTTCTGGTACTAGAATAAAATATGATGGTTGGTCAGAAAGATATGATATATCAATTTTAATTGTAGATGGGTCTCTAAGAAACATGTTAACTGGTAGAACCAAGGAGTCGTACTTCTTAACTCCGTAGTCTTTTATCTCATCTTTGCCAACTCTACCATATCCAATCTCTGGAACTACAAGTCCTGAGATTAAATATTCTAGGGCCATTCTAGAACAAAATTCAACCAGCCTATCTCTTAAGGATGTAAAGACTTTAAACTCATTATCTGATAAACCATTTTTTGCAAACACAAGGTCATTGATTCCAATCTCAACTAATTTATTTAAAACTGTAGACGCAAGAGAATCTGTTTTGTAATAAAATCTACATTGTTTTAATACTTGGTTGTATTGGTCGAATCCATACTCTGTCTTTCCTGCTTCAGTGGATAGTACCCAAGGATTATCCTGTTCCCCGGCTACGGTAAATGTGGCTTTAGCTAATTTAACTGGTTTAGTTAATTCATCTGTCATAGTTCATTCCTTATGCCCATAATGCTACGGTTAGTCCTCTTCTCTCTTTTCTCTTTGAGGTAAATTCATTAGTTAAATAATAAGCTCCTATACCACAAAGAAGGGCGGAAGTGAAGTGGTCTTCTCCTCTCTTTCCTCCTCTTTGAGTTAGAGTTCTATATACTATATCTCCTGTTTGTGTCTTAGTATATGTCATTCTCTCCAACTCTGTAATCATATCCATGTCTGTAGAAGAGTAAATTACTTTGTGATTATTAGTATACTCCTGAAGAATGGATACTAGGAATGGTTTTGTCTTGTACTTTATCTCTTCCCCATCGCTAGTCATTCCCAAACTAACTTGAGAAGAGAAATCTATCGGCACTATTCTATTGTTATATTTCTTGGTTTTGTAGTCAACATGCTCCATTAGGTTCTGTATGACAGACATTCCCACGTTACCCTTATCCATTCCTAATACTGAGGGAGAAAATCTAGAGTCAAGATTATCTATGATTTTTTCTTGTAATGGATAAGAGACTTTTGTTAATTTTATTTTAGCATGAAATTTTATAGCGCCTAAAACATCTTGGTACATAACCCAGATAGCTGTAGGCTCTGTGTATCCCAAGTCAATGCCAAAAATACATTGGGCGGCTTTAGGGGGAAGTGCTGGCAATACCGCGAGTCTATTAAGAAGGTCAAATATATTCTCTGATTCTTTAATACCATCAATGTCTACTCTATAAACTGGGTATTGGAGAATACTAAATGTATTTCTATCAAATAATGAGAAGATTGGTTTTCCGTGCTTCCCCAAAACAAAGTGAACATAGTCGTCCGAATCCTCTCCTCCATATTGCTCTGCGGCCCTAATTCTATCATCCTCTGTAAATCTAAGATTATTGAAAGCAGTTATTCTATGCTTGGAGTAACTATCGTCCTCCATATCATTTTTATAGATAACACTCTTCTCTCTAATTCCTGTTGGCACTCCAGATGTAATCATTCTAAATCCCGGTTGCCAAGTATTTAAAATAGGCTGAAGCTCCATCCAAGTTTGCCACACATAGTATCCAGATTCATCTAAAAGAACTACTGGTGTGTGTAAACCAATAACATTTGCACCTGTTCCAGAAGTACCCGCAATTCTACATATTAAAACAGAACTGTTAAGAAGCTTAATAGAAAAATCAGAGTTATTAATTCCACCCTTTGGCTCAATAAACTTCTTAAGAAATGAATTGCTTCTTAACAGTCTTGTAAGACTTGCAAATACAGGCTCAAGGTGTACCTTATTGGGTACAGTAAATACAATATAATCTTCTGAAAAAACATTAAATACCAAGAGCCATAATATAAGAGCAGACAATGATACAGTTTTCCCAACTGCCCTAGCCGCGACCAAAGAAATATACGGGCTAAAATCACACAGAAGTTCCTTCTGGTAAATATCTAATAAAAACTCCCTGTCACGGTCTATCTTGTCTATGTTATATATAAACTCTGCAAAGAGGACTGGATTTCGTAATATTTCATATAATATCAAGTCCTCTTGAATAACTTTCTCTACAATTGCCATTACAATATGACCTCTTTATATATATTTTCTACGATTTTCTTATACGAAAAACGGTCTCTCACATAACTAATTATATCATAATCCAAGGATTTGTAATTTTTATTATTGAAAACTTCGATTAATTGTTGCTTTATATCAGATTTTACATCAATAAAAATTCCAAAGTCTTTATAGAAATCATATGTTGGAATGTTTGGAACTATAGGAACTGCTCCAGTCATGGCTCCCTCAATACAATGACATTCAAATCCCTCTATCAATCTCAATCCAGCCACATATTGAACCTTATTAAGAACAGCATTGTATTGTCCATCTGGCAGATAATTCGAGTAGCTGTAATGGTCATCGGCCCACTTAAAATTATTTCCTGTATGAATCATCAGACTTCCAGTATCTCTACAGGCATCGTGAATTAGGTCTAGGCACTCTGTATCTGCTACATGTCCTGTAGAAAATACTTTTGCAGTTCTTGGTGTGTTTAGAATTGGAAAGAGTTCTGGCTCTGCTCCCAAAGGGCTTCTAAGAAAATTAAACTTAGTATCTGTATAATCCGTTAAATTATGAAAAGACACAACTGCTTTACACTGTGTCCATAAATTATGCCACATAGTTAAATCCATACTAGTAGTATAATAACAATGCTGAAACAGGACGACTTTACTCAAGTCCTCCTGTGTGGCTTTTATATACTCTTCTCCTCCAACAACATGAACCATACATATATCATAATCATCCCCAGTAACGAACTCAACATTTGGTGGAGAGTGTGTTTTTAATGCAGATGTTATTCTTCCGAATACTCTCGCCCAATTTTTCTTTTACTTTTAACATTAGAATTTTCTTTCTAAGATGGTATCAAATTTTCCACTCCACTTTTTAAATATATAATTTATTTTGTCTACATAGGTTCCATCATCTCCACTACCTGAGCCTCGATGATAAACTCCTATGTATCCGGCACTTACAACTTTAAATCCAGCATCTTTAGCTCTTAAAGCATATTCACTTTCCTCGTGCCAAAACTTTCCAAAGTATGGGTCTAGTAATCCAATCTTCTCTTTAACAAAGCTGGAGAACATGAAACAATATCCTTGACCTACATCACAATACTCCCCCCGTTTGGCCTCCCAGAATACTCCCGGCGTTTTGGGATTAATAAAAGAACCGGATGGAGAAACTATTCCAACTCTTGAATCATCCCAAAAATATTGTAACATTCTTCCTAACCAATCCAGATGTTTTTCGTGCTCTTGAAGAAGCTCTTGTTTCTCTTCTATAAAAGCATCATCATCAAAGAAGAGTAGGTAGTCTCCTGAAGACTTTTCCATTCCTAAATTTCTCCCCGGAGTTACACCGATGTTTTCAGACGAGTGAATTAGTTTAACTCTTCCGTTTAAATATCCTTCTCTTTCTAGATACATCTTAAAAAGGTATTCTCCTAGTCTGTCTGACACATCCCCCTGAACTACTAAAACCAACTCATAAGGAATTTTAGTATTTTGTATAATAGAATCTATACACCTTGTCACATAGTCATATCTATCTTGAATTAGTATAATTATTGAAACTATTTTATTTACCTCTTTCCTTCTTTTTAAGATAGCCTCTTGGATTAAATGTCATTAGGAATTTTTCTTTGGTAGAGTCTATCATAAAATCAGAGTTCTGTATAAGAAATTCATTTACTGCTTCCATTGGGCCATCTCCCCAATCATTTCTAACTGGATGCCCATTTAGATTTGTATCTTCTACAATAATATATCCATTTGGTTTTATAAATCTACTATATATATTTAATTCATCTAAAACATGCTCTTTAGTATGAATAGAATCCAAAATAACTAATGTATTTTTTCCACCAACCATAGAATATAAAGTATCAACTAAGTCAATATTCGTACTGCTTCCCCAAATAAATCTAATATTATTATTTTTATTGGCTATAAGAGGTCTTACTTTATCTACAATATCTATTGCGAATACCGTTCCATCTATTTCTGCATTTTTTAATGTATCTGCTAGGAATAAAGTACTTCCTCCTAAATAGGTTCCAGTTTCTATAATAACATCTGGTCTATATTCCCAGATAATCTCTTGATATATCCACAAGTCTAGGGGACATTTAAGTGTTGGAATTCCCATATAAGTTACATGTCCATAAATTTCATCGCCCTCATTATAAAACTTTTTATGAAATTCACTTACTACATCTATATTGCTTCTCATTTTATTACCTTTAATTTTGTGTGCAAGTTGCAAACCATCCACTGAATTCCCTCAAACCACTCGTCAGGTTCTTTTTCAATTTTCTGAGAAATTATTTCAAATCCTCTAAATAAGCCCAAGTCTGATGTAACAAATTCTTTTGTGTAATACTGAAAAGTTCTGTGGTTGAATAATCTTTTATGGTCTGGATTAGCTACTGCCCAAAGAGTATTTGCTAGGGGTACAATGATATCCAGAGTTGCACCATTAACACAAATGGTGTGTATCCACCTCATAACTGCATCTAAATCTTCTACATGCTCAAGAACATGGTGCGCCCTTACCTCTGTAATATCTCTTAACTGTGTTAAAACATTTGGATTCTGGTCATTACCTGTATATACTATAAAATATGACCTCGCAAGAGATTCTACATCTAATTTAAATGCTAGGGGGTCTTCGTTATTTTTATCTATATTAATCCACTCTTTAGGGTCTAATATAACTGTTCCCGAACCAATATTTAGCTTCATTTTCTCACCAAAAGTTTTGCTAAATAATTAACTGCTAATATAAAACAAATAGATAGTCCTATCCAAATTTCTATCATTTGTGCAGCGGCAGCTAAAATTAGTAGTGTCTCAAGTCTCATCGTGTCTTATAACTCCTTCCACCTTCAATTTTTTTTCTATCTGTCTCAATAAAATAATTATTCCTGATTTATAATCAGTAGTCAAATCTAAATCAAATTTCATGTCTAACATATCAAGAGCTTTTTTAAAACAGTTATGATATATGTTTATATATGGAATAGAATCTGGATTTACTTCTGCTCTCATTCCAACATCTATTACTCTTCCCTCTGTAGAATAATTTAGCTTTTCAATTTTGTCTGTAAAATTATCTATCCATCTTACCACATAAGATTTATTAATAAAAGCCCTATGTTCTCTATCAGAATCTATAAGAGTATAGTAACTTGGAACTCTATTTATAGAATGAAAGAAGTGGTAACAACTTTCTCCAGTACCTTGTAAATCTATAATAAGACTGTTTTCTACATCTAGATGATTTGTATAAGTTATAAATGATTCTGTAGGATGAAGATATAGGTCTCTAGATGTATAAAGATGTTCTATCTTGTCGTCTGGAAATAAGGATGAATATAACTTATATAATAAATTACAATCCCTTTCTGTGAATAAAATATTTCTACCCTCAGCATGTTTATGAATTAGTTGACTAAATAAAATTAGAACTCCTACATTATAAACTTGTTCGTTCCATAAGTCTTTTCCTATGGTTTCATTTCTATATGGATTAGATAATCTCAACATTCTCAAAAAATAAGATAAATTTTGAAATCCTGCTGCTCCCAGATACTTCTCTGTCTCATTAAGTTTAGTACCCTCGTATAAGTTTCCATTAACTCCATTTGTTCTGGCTATCATAAAATCACTTTGGGGATTATCTCCCCAATGCTCTATAATATTGTATTTCTTTTTAATTTCTTTCCAAATATTTCCACTAGATTTACCATCATATTGAATAAAGTAATCAATGGGTGGAGTAATATTAAACCTTTTAAATATTGATGCAATAGTAATTCTATCAAAATAAAAATCAGATACTAAGATATAAGGGGTTTTTAATTCTGATATTACATCATAAATTGGAAAGCACCTTTCTATAGATTCTAAATTCATTTCTTCATACATACAATCTTTTAGTTTAATCTCATCCTCTTTAAAATGCTCTGCATAAAATTCATATATGCCGGGTAGTTTTTTATTGGTAGCGTGGTGTTCAGACCAAATCCTTCGATTGACAAAATCCATTAAAGGCTTTTCTTTATATACATCGTGGAAAATAGATTCTGGAGTATAATACCATCTACCAAAAAGAGTATCCCAAAAATCGTAAGAAAAAACAGGTATCATTATTGTTTTCATTGATTATTCTATAATAAGGATTCAGGAACAATTTCTGGCCTATTAGTACCCCTTAACTCTATCAGTTCTTGGGTGGAAACCACAACTTCTGTGTTACAAGTGCCTTTTTCTCCCAAGTCTCTTTTGCACACAAGCTTAATTCTATTGGCTTTAGCGTCAGGATATAAAACCCAGATGGTTCCCAGAAGCTCATTACAGTTTGGGCAGTATATATAAGACATCCTAGACAAGTAGAATTTTTTTGCTTTAACCTTGAGGTCTTCAAGATAAGAGATTGTAGATGCATCTTTATCACTTTTTCTAACTCTTCTTGAAATTTTTAAACTCTCTTGGAAAGCATTTATGTCCGCTCTATAGATTGACATAACCTTACCAAGCTTTTCAATTTTTCCTAGGATGCTATCTTCTGTAATATCCATAGACCTTAACATAAACATTTCCTGCTCCAAATCCTCTAAGGCTAAGATTGTTTGAATCAAGGCTCTTAGGGTTTCTGTGTCATTAATCTTCATATCAGAAAGGTCGTAGTCCTTATCAAATAGACTCAGTTTAGCTTGAATTCTTCTTTCAAATTCTGCTGAAGGCTCCATACCAAGCTGTCTTTTAGCCCAGTACTCCTCGAATTCTTCATCAGACATCTTTCTATACTGAGAAAGATTTCTCATAGACTCTTTTCTTTTATTTGGCATTGAGAGGCCTTTTTCTCTTAATATTTCATCTATTTCTTTTGATTCCATGTTTGTCCAAATACTCCAAAAATTCTTCCTCATGCTCTGTTAGATATTCTCTAACAGAGTCTTTGATTAAATCATAGTGTTCTCTGTGAAACCATATATTTAGATAAGGCCTCTCAATTCCTAAAAGAAATCTTTTATCATCTGGTAAAATTTCCCCCTTACAATAAAAGCAGGTTGGGTTTATTTTTTAACCTTTGTGGTAACATAAGACTTCATTGGGCTGATTGACCAATTATAAGAAGCGAAAGTTGCCGTAGTTCCAACTAGTGCAGCAATAAATACTTGGGCTAGTGACTGACCCCAAGATGCCCAATCTGTAGGAAGCGTATATCCAGAAAATCCTACCAATGCTAGTACTGGAACCAATGCTACGTTAAGTGTAGGAACAGCTACTAGATAAAAGGCTCTTGGAAAATCATATGCCATGTTTTTTGCTACAACTTTTCTCCATAACCATTTGAAACCTTCAATAACATATGCTGTTACTGCCCCTACTGCCAGTGTTACTTCTAAATTCATTGTTATTCTCCTTTAGGAACTGTGGTATTCTTCAAGAATACCTTCTAATGTTCTATAGTCTATAATATTGTTTAAAATTAAAAATCTGATTATAAATAATAAAGATGGGATACCGATAACTATTCCATTTTGAGATGAAATAAAAAACGTGCTATTTTCAGACTGCTTTAAAATTAGAGTATTTAGTCTAGCTAGTCGTGTTATTTTCAGTGATGGCTGGTTTTTCGCTATCATCTTCTTCCTCGTTCCACTCTATCAAATAAGCTGCTATTTCCTCTACCGCGCTTTGAAAGGCCTCCTCGTAAGAAGGGCTAAACGCGGTAGCATCAAACTCACTTTTGTCTTCCCAATCGCCTTCATCTTTTGCAATATGATATTGAACTTTAATTGTTACAGTCCACAGACCCTCTTTAAAATTAGCAATTGTATCTTGATGATATTTCTTTCCAGTAATCATTTTTTTTATTTTCCTTTTTTAAACTGAATTTTTAATCCATTTTCTAAATGGCATAAGTTTGTTGTGTAATATTTCTAATATTGCTGTATCTCCTAGATTGTGGTCTAATACATATTTTAGTGCTTCTTTGTCTCCATACTTGGCCCTTCTCCACATATCCTTAGAAATTGGAGTCTTCCCCTCAATATGAAGATAGTCACAAACATTCTCCAAAGACTTTCTGGATAATTTTAGCTTTGATTTTACAGTATAGAAAATATCGAAGTGGTATATTGAGCCATATCCCGGAAAATCTAAGTCATAATGTAAAGCCTTGGCCCTAACAAATGGAAGGTCAAACCCCGTACTAAAGTATCCTACAAGAATTTGATAATTTGAAAACTCTTCAATTAAAGATTTGACAATTCTCCTATCAAACTTCCCATCAAATAATTCCTTCTTTGTTATAACATCAAATTTATTTGCACCTCCTCTTTCTTTGATTGCCCATGATAACATTGTTCCGAAGTCTGGAACTAGACCGTCCGTCTCAATATCGAAGTATCCTATTTTATATTCAGGAAGCAAGTACCAAGGAGTGTTAGTTTGGTCTTCAAGAACTTTGGCGACACGCGCATCTACATTCCCTGCTACAAAGCAGTTCGGGTGTTCCTTTATTGAATGTCTATGAACACATCTTAGCTCTGGTTTATTTTTACTCATTTATTTTCCTTTTAGTTTTGAATCTGTATCTGCTGTTCATGTACTCTTGTAATTTAATTATATCACTATCTGAAAGAGAGTATTTTTCTTTCACTCCTGCTAAATATTCAGAATCTAAAAAAGCACTTCCTACAGTACTCTCTATTTTGGCACAAGTTCTATTAAGCATTTCTGTGATATAGGTTATAGACCTGCCTAGTTTTTCTGCGGCGGGAGATGTTCCTCCCAGTCTTGCTACCTCTTTCAGTATGGATAGCTCTGTGCTTGATATTACTTTAGCATCATATAATTTTTCTATTTCTTTTTCTAATAACAATAAGTCATTAAAATCATCTGATTCTATATCTTGCTCTGTTTTTATTTTGATATAGTTAAATAAAAGTATTTTTATCCGCCAAGACATTCTTATCCTCGCTGAAACATGCTATATTAAATATACAATCTTTGCAAATATTTTTAAATCTCCCAGATTTCGGAAGGGCTTTATTCCTAATATCCATAACCATTCTTGGCATTATTTCATTGTATAATAGGTCTATATAATATTGGTCTGGAACATAAGGAATAATCTTATTGTGCATAAGATAAACACCGAATACTGACGTTGGTTGCTTACCAAATAATTTTATAAAGGCTGTGTAGTAAATAATAAACTGGGGGTCAGATGTTAAATCTGTTGGTGGTTTAAAGGCTGTTTTCCAGTCATAAACCATATCATCAGAGATTCTATCCATCTTCCCTACCATGAAAACATCATCATATAACTTAATCTTAAACCTATGCTCAATCAAATCATTCTCAGAGAGCAAAGATGAATAATTTGTGTAGAAATTTTCTACACTAGTCAGAGCCTTATTTATAAGTTGCTTCCCGAAGTTTAATTGTTTGAGTTGAAGGGATATTTCCGCTATTCCTACAACCCGGTCATTCCAGTACTTTTCTAAGATGTTATGAACCATGCTACCTATTATCATACTCTCGTTCTGAACCCCCTTTTCAGAAGCGTTGATTCTAAAATCTACAATTTTTTCACATTTTAAGTAATCAGTAATAGATGATGCCGAAATATAGATTGACATTAAGAATTCACAAATCTTTCTGTGGCACTTAAAGTTCTCCAAACATCTAAATAAGAGTTATAAATTGAGAGTCTAGTCTTGAGCCTGTCTAGTTCAGATGTTGCCTCGTTGTACTGGTCTCTTAAAAAAAGTATCTCATTGTCAAACCCCGTATATTTAAATGTGCTCTCAATGTATGCCATAGCAGGTGGCTTACCGTTAGTCCAAAAATCTTGGTTATGAGTTACTTCTTTAACTACAAAGGCTTCTTTGGTTTTAATATTTCTTTCTATTGTAAGTTTTTTTAAAGCTGCATCTCTAATCTCATCAGCCAAGTTAAATAAATCATTAAAATCCGGTAGCTCTTTAGTAAGCTCTTTTAGGTCTGCTTTCACGATGTGCCACCTTTATAAACCAATACATAATTACCTTCTATTTCAATTGCATTTACATCTGCTGGAGTATATGCAAAAAACGCTGATAGAACTTCAGAAGCATTAAACGCAGTAAAGCATTTTAAGGCTAAAATCCCTCGAGGCTTTAGTGCTCCGAATAATTCAAACACTGATGGGTCTTTATCACCTATAAAATTAATGTCCGCATATATAACATCAACTTTCAAACTCTTAATCCATTCCCACTCATCCCTTGAGTACTTAGAATAGTTCATCAAATCAAATTTATACTTGTATCCATAATAGTTCAGTAGCTCTTCGTACTCAATATTTGTAGAGAAACACAATCCTACGGACTTAGCTTGCTCAAGAGCGTGTTCTTCTATAGTGTCTAGAACTTTTTTGTTTATTTCCATATTTCCTTTATTTTATCCTCCAGTCTTTTTAATTTTTCGCAGCAAGAATAAATATCAATCTTATTATTCGTTAGCTCCTTTGAGAGAAGTCTTAGTTCTCTATTAAAAGATTTTTTACTATATCCTCTATCCCTAAACACATTATACAACATATATGGATTTATGTCAAGGTCTCTAGAGAAGCCCCCAAATCCAAAGTAAGCTTCTATTGTTGCAGATGCATCTTCATCATGCATGTGAAACGCATTAGCTATAGAGATGTTGGAAAGACCGGATAAACAGGCTTGTAAAATTTCTTGGTCTGCTACAAAGTTTACATATGATTCCTTTAATCCAAACTTCTCTTTATAAAATTCCAAAATATCTTTCCAACTACCCATATCATTCCTTATCTAAGATTTTTAAAATCTCAATAAATGTATCCAAATCCATTACCACAAACTCCTCTACCCCACTTCTGGAGCCTGAAAATCTTCCTAGAAGGAATGGTATAGAATAGGTCTTTAAAGCTTCCATCTTTATTTTATCCAACCATTCCTTCTTCAAAGTAAATTGTTTCTTACCCCCATACCCAACTTTTGCCTCTACTTTAAACTTTGTAGGAAAATTTCTAAGTCTGCCATTTAAATCTCCAGCAAGTGAAGGTTCGTTCATAATAGTTCCAATAGCGCCGCTAGATGGAATTCTTTTCCACTCACTCCCCGGCAAAAGGGTGTTTAATTTCTTAACTAAATCCCTCTCAAAATTATTCCCCTTACTTTTTACATTAATAACCACTAATCTGCTCCTACAATCTTATTTGTATTGTCTATAAATCTAACTGGAATGGTTCCTATAGGGCCATTTCTAGCCTTCAAAAGAATGAATTCCATTAGCTCTCTGTCTTTTTCTTCCTTAGTATAAATCCAAGGTCTGTAAATTCCTCCAACAAAATCAGCGTCCTCCTCAATATTTCCTGACTGTCTTATATCTGATAAGACAGGTCTTTTATTATCTCTGTGCTCTACTTCTCTATTTAATTGAGAAGCGGCTACATTACAAACATCTAAAGCGTTTGCTGTTTTCTTTAACATTCTGGTCATTCTTCCCAGACCATGAGTAGCCCCATCATCTCTTTCAACTAGAAGTTGTAGATAGTCCAAGTAGACATCTTTAACTCCATAGAGAGAATTATACTTTCTAATTGTAGATTCTATGTAGAGTTCATCATTACCATTAAAATTAGTATCAATATAAATCGGTAATTTTTTAAACTCCTTAAGAGCTTCGGCTATTTTTTCAAGTTGTTCTTGATTGACCATGCCGAGTCTTAAATTAGTATTTGGAATTCCAGTATAGATTGGTAAAAATCTTTCTAATAATTCTCTATAAGTCATTTCTCTTGATATTATTAAGTTAGGAATACCATGAAGTCCATCATAGAGTGCGGCATTACAAATGAATGATGTTTTACCCTGTGAGGGTCTTGCCGCTATAATCCAGAGTTCTCCGGGGGATTTTCCACCAGTTATTAAATCTATATCATGAATTCCCCAAGATGTTCCCCTGATTCCGGGGTTTTTAATTCTTTCAAGTAAGTCACTGTAGTATGGCGCTACTAACTCTGATATTGGAGAAATGCTATTATGAGATGATTCATTATATAAACTATCTAGTCCAGCTTTTACATCTGCTATAACTGAATTTACATTTCCTGCGTTGATTTCTCCCTGACCGTAACTTGTCAATATTCCTTGAGTGGTTCTGGCTTTAAAAGATTCTATTACTATTCTAACAAATTCGTGGAAGTTTTCTTTTGGATGGTCTAAAGATATTAAATAAGTTAAAAATTCTTTCCCACCAAATTTGGCTAAGGTTCCATCCGACTCTAAATAAGATGTAAGAATGATTGGGTCTATTACTGTGTTAGCAGATTTCAAATCCTCAATCTTAGAGAATAATATTTGATAAGCAGATGAAGAAAACATTTTAGGTCTAAGACCATCTGTGTTATATGCTAAGTCACTATTTTTAATGACTAGGGAGAGTACCGCGTTCTCTGCGTCTTGTGGAAAAAATTCATTATTCAATTTTTGGTATCTCCAGTTCTGTATTTTCTTGAGTCTTGAGTGTTTTTTCTATCTTATTAATTTCTTTTTCTAAAGACTCTCCTGAGCCTAAAATTACTCCATACTTTCTTTCAAGTCTATTCTTACAGACTGTGTAAAATAAAGCATTTGGATTTCCAACAATGTCTGTGTTAGATAAATCTAATATGGAGAAATAAACAATAAATCTTCCAAAGATTTTGATTAATCTATTAAACATTATAATTTCTGATTTTGTCATAGGCTTTCCAGATGTGTCTCTGTAGAATTGTGCTAAAACCAAGCCCGGATTTGTGGTACTAGATAACTTCTCATAATAAATATCTGCTAGGTTTTCTCCGTCCAACAATACTCCTTTTCTCTAAAGCTGTTTCCCCGCGCCGCCGTCAAGCTCAATCGCCGTTATGTTCCCATTGGGGAATGTCACGGACGGCATAGGGTTGGGTAACGGGCAGGCAGGGCGCTACTTCTGCTGGCTCAGGGCTTGCCTCAGTCCCCATTCGGGGCTGACTTCTGCGCCTGCCAGTGTCTTTGTTCATGGCTACGCTCTTTCATCAGGGCCAGACCAAAATGGTCGTGCGTGTCTGCTTTCCACGCCGCCGCCCGTTATTCCGGTTAGGTGAGCAATCAGATGTCATACCAGTTTACCCCTGCCGGTAGGTTATGAAACTACTGTACGCGGTTTGGGTTTGCGTTGTACTTGATTGCTCACTAATAAATAATATTAAACTAATCAGATATTTGCTTTAACATTTCTTCTAGAGCTAGTCTGGCCGTTACCTCTGTCTCAGAAGGTGTGACATCTGGTGCTACAGATTCTGCTGTAACTCCATTAACTGCACTTCTGGCTATTAGAATATCTCTAACATTTACACCACTCTTTAGAGATAGAATCTCATCTCTTTCTAGTTTTAGAACGGCCTTATCTAAATCAAATAGTGGTTCTGGTGCTACTTCTGGTGGTATTTCATCTCCATTCATAACCTGTGGGCTTACTGATGGGATGGCTGTATAAGTAGTCTGAGTACCTGAACCAGTTACTATTAGATTAATATCAAAGTTTGTAAGTCCAATCTTATCTCCTCTGACGTTTAAAACTGCGTCATTTAAGGAGTTTAGCTGTTCAAATAGCTTTACGCCCTTCTGGAGAATCTTTACTGTGTTGCTAGGTTCTGGAGCTACTCCCGTAATAAATGCATTACACTTTGCACAATTGGGATTATTAAACGAGTTCTCAGCATTACAATTCGGACACTTTTTAATAAGAGTTTTGTCTAGAACATTTACAGCGAACCTCTGCATAATTGGAGAAAATCCGGGGTCTTGTCTGTAAATCTTTGGATTTGGATTCTTGGATATAACTAACTGATTTAGCTCACAAACTGGGCAATCTTCTCCCAAGCATTGAATTGTAGTTCTATTTACATAATGTGCTGAGAATTTTCTGGCTGATTCTTCAAGAATTCTGAACGTAGCTCTTCCTACTGGGTTTAGAAATTTTAAACTTGGGCTTGATGTACCTTGTCTTATTTGAATATCTGCAAATGACATTTTTTACTCCTTTTTAGTTTCTTCTTTTGTTGGTTGTTTTGATACAATTGCTTTAAATAAATCATCATATGTTCTTGTTTTATATTCCTCTAACATCTTTTCAATTTCAAGAAGTCTGTCGTTTGAAGTGCCTTCCTCCTGAAGAATAAACATTACTTCTCTTACAGAATTCGATCTAGTAATCCTGGATAGTTGTAGAAAATAATTAAAACCCTGCTCTGTTTCAACTATCTGAAGCTGTCTAATTAAAGTCATAATTTCTTTATTTAGAAAGATTGACTCCGGGATTTCTGTAGTCTCTTCTACAAACTTAACATTACTAAAATCTCCTGTACGATATAGAGCCTCTACTGTACTTTTTCTATTCATCTTTTTCCTCGCTTTCTACTATCTCCTCTAATTTCTCTAGGACAATATTATGATTTCTAACTATATTATACACTAATTCTTCTATTTTGTCAAGGGTTGGTTTTGACTCCTTTAGCTTTAGAAAGTCCATAACAGCTATAGCTCCTTTACCAATGGTGTCTCCATTGAATTTATAGAAGGCTCCTTTTCTTTCTATCACTCCTAATTCCATAGCGAAATTAACTAGGTCTGAAAAGTAATCTACACCCTTCCCAAAAATTACTGGAAAGTAGTATGTCTTAAAAGGGCTGGACATCTTATTCTTTGCTATAGTAAACTTAGAATTGACTCCAATAATCTCATTCCCCTGTTTGATTTTCTCACTTGGATATAAGGAAATTCTAAGTGCTGAAAAGTGTTTAAGTGCGTGGCCTCCGGGAGTTGCAAAAGATTTAATATATCCACCTACGTTATCTCTAACTTGATTAATAAAGACAAACGCAACTCTATTATTTCTTATGCTGTCTGCATTTCTTCTTAAGAATTTGGTAATCATTCTAGAGATTAGAGCTACATTGGCATCCTCAAAATCATCTTCTCTTTCTTTCTGTGGAGACAATGCTCCTACGGAGTCAAAAATTATTGCTCCAAATTGTTTAGACTTGATTCCATATTCAGCGATATTAAATGCTTGCTCTGCCGTAGATGGTCTGGAAAGTATAAGCCCATCATCAATTGTTAATGGTGCTCCTAGCATAACCTCAATAGTGTTATAATCTAGCATCTGCTCTACATCAATATATAAAACTTTCATTTTCTTTTCCAAAATACATCTTTTAGAAATACTTAGACCAAGGGTTGTCTTAGCACTTCCTTCTGGCCCGAATATTTCTGTAACCCTTCCCATAGGAATTCCGGGTGTACCAATGGATGCGTTCAGAGAGATGCTTCCTGTGTTTATAAAATCAATCTCCTCCGAACCAAGTACTACCGAGTTCTCTCCAAATTGTTCTAAAATATCATCCACTATACTCATGCCAGCACCGTCTCTGCACTTTTATCTTTATCATCTTTCTCCCAAATATTATCTATTGAATATTCTACTGCTGCTGGAACTACTCCTAAATAAGTCTTTTCTGCTTTTAACATCATATTTGTTACAAAAATTGCTGCCTCCTTTGATATTTCTTTTTTGGATTCACATACTATTTCATCATGTATAGTTAATAATATTCTTAAATCCTTTCCAAATGGATTGTTTCTTCTGATAAGAACTAGTGCTAGTTTAATTACATCAGCCCCAGTTCCTTGTATAACTTGATTAAATCCCTCTCTCTTTATTCTATTAAAATATTTATACATTTCCTCGTGGTCTAGAAAAACTCTCTTATTCTCAAAATATCTTTTTCTACCAGACATTGTAGAAGAGTATTTATTTCCAAGAATTTTCTTTTCTACATCTGTCTTAATTTTTCCAAGATTAGGAAATCCTTCATAGAATTTCTTAATAATTATTTCAGCATCTTTCAATTTCATTTTTAGATTATAGGCTATACCATACTTTGTAGAGCCATATAGAACCGCAAAGTTCATAGTCTTGCCAATATATCTTTCATCCTTAGTAATTTGTGATGGGTCTTTGTTGAAAATAATACTAGCTGTATAGGCGTGTACATCCTCGCCCTTTAGAAAAGCATCAATAAGATTTTTTTCATTTGCGAATGACGCTGTAATTCTCATTTCCTGCTGAGAATAATCCGCACAAATTAAATCCCATCCCTCTGTAGAAATAAAACAATGCCTATATTCTTTTTCTCTGGGTATATTTTGTAGATTTGGGTGAGCAGAAGAAAATCTTCCAGTAACCGTTCCTGTTTGAAGAAACTCTGTATGTATTCTTTCCGTCACCTGACTAACATTCTCCGTCAAAAATTTAGCACCATAAGTAGTTATCTTCTTTTCCACCTCTCTAATTAAGAGTAAATCTGAAACAACTTCTTTGTCTCTGTGTTCCTCTAAAGTTTTAGCGTCTGTGTGGGTACAATTTATTTTATAGATTTCATTCAAGATGGCTTTAATTTGAGTATGAGACGAAATATTTATATTAGTTTCAAGCCATTCTCTAGCATTTTCAAAATCCGTAATTTGTTCCAAGGCTAATCTATCTCTTTTAGTTTTAACTGGAATTCTAATTAAATCAGATACCTCAAGAAGATTGTTCTTTTTCTTACACTTTACAATAATTTTATTTACAACATCTTTTATAAATTTATTAGATATTGGAGCTAATTTTTGTTTATTAATTTCTACTAAATCAAGCCAAGCTTGCTTGTCAAAATTTACTCCATTATGTTCCATTTCACATACTACTGGAACTAGATTACATTCAAGGACGTAAGTTAACTCAAGGTCAGCATCTTTTATTTTGGAAAGTTGTTTATAATAAATGCTCTCCAAATATTGAACATCTAAAGCAGAGTAAATTAATTGTTGTTCTGTAAAGTTTGTACCATCATGGTTTTCAAATTCAGTTCTAATTTGTTTTTCTACATTTTGATTCTCATAGATAGCTACTAGTTCTTCCAAGCTATAAAAAGGTGAACCAATTCCCATATTTAAAATAGATTCAGTAATCATAGTATCATGTACTTTTTCTAGAGTAACATTATAATTCTTCAGAAAGAATTTCATATCGAAGATGATATTATGTCCTATGATTCTAAATTTAGTATTGATAACTTTTAATAGTCCCTCTATGTATCCTTTCTCAAACTTAGATGGATTGATAATAAAAGTTTGATTTTCTAATCTTAGTTGAATCAGTAAGATTCTTCCAGATAGAAAATCAAGAGATGTAGTTTCAGAATCTATAGAAATAATATTAGACTTTGAAGTAAGTAAAGTATTTAATAATTCTGAAAGCTGAAGATAATTCTCCACAAGGTTGTAAATTTGATTCATAAATTTCCTTTCATTCAAAGAACTATATCATACTTAATTGGTTTTGTCAAGAACGAGCTTTCTTCTATTATTAATATAATAGATTCTATTTTATATAAAATAGTAATGTTTTTTTCTACCGTTCTCTGTAATCTCTATTATACCATAATATCCCAATACTGTCAAGGGTGACTTGTATTCTCTAATCTTCTTCTCATAATTCAAAATTGGTACTTGACAAGATGAATCTTTTAGTGTATAATATGATTATGAAAGGAAAAAAATTTATGGAACATGAACCAACTGCTAATGCTCAACCTTATCCCATACGGTATAAGCCAGTTACTACCGCCCCTAAGACACCAAATGAGCCTCAAGGGAGAGACACATTTCAGACCCCTAACTATGCTACAGACCTGATTATACCATATATACCCAAGTCTGTCAAGAGGATATGGGAACCAGCAGCTGGAGAGGGGAGACTGGCAGGTAGACTGGAGCAAAGTGGCTATAGGGTTTGGAGGTCAGACATTAGAAAGCTAAATGAGAAAACTACAATTTATAATTTTATTTCTGAGGAAGTGTTAGAGTTTCCTATAGATGGTTATAATTTGGCTATAATAACCAACCCTCCTTTTTCTATAAAAGAAGAGTTTATTGAAAGATGCCTTGAATATAATATTCCTTGGGCATTATTAATTAATGCAGATTATTCTGGAAAACAAATTGATTGGATTAAAAGGGGCTGCGAAAAGCTAATTCCAAATCGTAGAATTGATTTTATTACCCCCACAGGAAGAAATGGAAAAACATCTTCAAGTCAATTTCATAC